CTTGAACACTTATCGTTTGCAGTGTCAGTAGCATTCGTATTCGTAGTACATGGATTGCTTCCTTGGGTTTGGAAGACGAAAGGCACAGATATGATACGTGTAAAAGAGTTAGAAAGACAAAAAAATAAAGGGGCTTAGTTGCCCCTTTTTTATATTTCTGCTATATTGTGGCTACGAACCACAGTCTCAACTAATCTACCGTATTTATCGTATGTAGAAACCATTGTTTGTTGCTTATCTTGTACTACCGTGACAGTAGTTTTTTGATATTCTATGTTTGGTCTATTATACGTAACTGGGCATGTTGCATTAATTTCCATCATAGCCCCAAAACAAACGATAGGTCTGGTTCAAAGAAGTTTGGCCCCTTTAATACCTTTCCGTCTTCTCGCTTCAGTGGACGACCATCGGCTCCTAGCTTACTCATGTTGCTAGAGTGCACCTCTTGATAGCACGCATCTAGATCCAGGCCAAATGCATGGCCGGCTCCATAGATAACGTAAAGCAAATCTGTAAGAGCATCTGCTATAGCAACCATATCGTTTTGGTCTATAGCTTCTTCTAGTTCTTGGTACTCTTCTCTAATTAGTTCAAGTCGAAGCTCTCGTGTGGAAAAGTTGGGCCACATAGGTATGTCTCGCACCTCTTGACCAAAAGCCTCCATAAAATCTCCCGCAAGTTCGAAGTTAGTACCTTCGTGTTGTGTCATTGTTGTTCCTTTTATTCCTTGCAATAGCTGCTTTTTTAGCGGCTCTGCGTTTATCTGAAGGAGTTGTATAAAACTCCCGTTGTCTTACTTCCCACATTGTATCAGCACATTTTTTCTTAAAAACTCTTAGTGCTGCTTCAATATTATTATTCCTTACCCTTACTTTCGGCATTTGTTACCTTTTTCCTAAGCATAGGGGGTAATCCCCATACTGACTGTGCCTCGGCTTTGTGACCAGCAGCATTTATAACAAGCATTACTCTTTTGCCTTTTAACCATGCTTCTTGCTGATTTCTTAACCGTTGCAAGGGGGTAAGCATTCTACAGCCAATACTACTTCTGCGAAGACCTTGGCTTGTGTTGTTTGACTTACCCATTCTTTTTTTCTTGGCCATTATATTTTCTCCTTAATTAAATGTCCAACCACGTTTTCTTAAATAGTGTACCTGTTTTCTTATGGAGTTCTCTGTGCGGTCTGGTAAAAGGCCCAACATATCTCTCATTGGTACTTTTCCATAATGTGCCCGGAGGGACTTGCGCTCTTCGTGACTCCATGGTCTCTTCTGGTAATCTTTCATACTATGTATTATACTGAAAGAACGAGTGAAAGTCAAGAAGTATTTTTGGATGGTGCATAGAAAAATACTTCTTGACAATAGCTGTCTTTTATAGTATAATTTACGCAATGACAAAAAGTATGGGACAAACTAATGATTGAATTATTTACGGCTATTACAATATTTGCGATCTGCATGATTGGGTGTGGGCTAACCTCCTTTAATCTAGGCAGACAAGAAGGTATTGAAAACACCGTACAATATCTCATTGACGAAGGCGTACTTGAAGTCGACGACGAATATTAGGCAACGAGTCCGCCTTAAGTGACTCAACTTAAAAATAGGGCATCGAAAGAGCCCCAGCGTACCGAAAGGACGCAATTCATAAAAGGAGATACTTTATGACTACTAAATTAGCAGTGGCTGACCTTCATAAATTTTTATTGGGTTTTGACCGATTCATGGACACAAATGTTTTTGCACCACAAGTAGATGGGGGATACCCTCGCTACAATGTTCTCAGAGTCGGAGAAAACGGATTCAGAGTAGAACTTGCAGTTCCAGGATGGAATAAAAGTGATATTGACATCAATCTACATAAAGGTGTACTTTCTGTAAATGGTAAAATCAAACAGGAAGTTAATGAAAACGAAGCCTACATCTATAAAGGATTAAGCGGCAAGTGTTTCACACGGACGTTCGGTGTAAGCGAACACGTTCAGATTGATCGTGCTTATATGGAACGAGGCCTGCTATGCATAGATCTGCATGAAGAACTCCCCAAAGAGTTGCAACCCGTTAAGGTTACAATCTCATAAGGAGAGTAAAATGGGTAGTTTTAAAAAACTATCAGTGTGGGTTATAATAGGTCTTTTGACCACAGCAATTACAATTCCAGCAAACGGTAGCGAAAGCGAAGAAAGCACAAATGGTGCAGGCCGACGTCACCAAAAGATGGAGGAAGTAATAGTAGTAGGATCTCAAGAGACTATGGAGGTAGTATCTTTTAAAGTAGGACTATCTGACGTAATTCTTATTCATGAGTATGACAAGGATGAGAAAGAATGGAAGTTAGTATCTATACGAGATTCTCGAAGAGGCACAACAAAAACTATTACACACTAAAAACCGGTAGCGGGGTCGCAAGGCCTCGCTCTTTTTAAAACAAATTATGGCATATTCCGATAAAGTATTAGATCACTATGAAAATCCTCGTAATGTAGGACGATTGTCTGATGACGATGAAAGTGTAGGTACTGGTATGGTTGGTGCTCCCGCGTGTGGAGATGTCATGCGCCTTCAGATAAAAGTAGAAGAAGGTATAATAAAAGACGCAAAGTTTAAAACATACGGCTGTGGAAGTGCAATAGCTTCTTCTTCTTTGCTCACAGAGTGGGTAAAAGGAAAGAATTTGTACGAAGCAGAGAGTATAAAAAATACCGAGATAGCAGAAGAGCTTGCGTTACCCCCAGTGAAAATTCACTGTAGCGTACTCGCTGAAGATGCTATCAAAGCCGCAGTAGCGGATTATAGGAATAAACATGAATAGAGAAGCAATTTACGAACAGCTAAAAATTGACGAAGGTGTTGAGTATAAGGTATACTTAGATCATCTTGGGTACAAAACTTTTGGAGTGGGGCATCTAGTACTTGATACAGATCCAGAGCAAAACTACGCTGTAGACGAGCCGGTATCAGTAGAGAGAGTACAAGAGTGCTTTGACTACGACCTTGATTTGGCTGTGAGTGAGTGTGTAGCCCTTTATGACGAAGACGTATGGGAAGGCTTCCCAGGAGAAGTACAAGAAATTCTAGTAAACATGATGTTTAATATGGGACGAACTAGACTTTCTAAGTTTAAAAACTTTACGGCAGCTTTGAAAGAAGGCGACTGGAAGCGTGCAGCAGTAGAAGGACGAGACAGCCGATGGCACAAACAAGTGACTAATAGAGCTGAAAGATTAATGGTTAGAATGGAGAACCTATAGCAACATGAACATAGTATTTTGGGCAATGATAATCGCAGGTACAATCGGTGCGATAGAAAATACGAAAAAAATAAACGCGCTATGCAAGAAAGAAGTCGAAGAAGGTATTTCTGAGACTACTAAAGAATGCAAGCAATATTACTTTGATACACGAATTAAAAAAGGATGGTAACAAATGGCAATTTATTGCACAGAGGCAGAACGACGAGAGTATGAAGAAACTGGATACTGGCGCTCTCTGCCTGATTTAATCCCTTCAGTAGTATTTCACAGACGAATTGAACCTACTTTTAATAACTACGAATGGCATCAGACAACTACGTTTGATTTATTTGCTCGCAAAAGAAACTTAATCTTTTCTTTGCCTGGAGCATTTACCCCTACCTGTTCAACCTACCAACTGCCAGACTTTGAGAAGTTAGCACATGAGTTTTATGAAGAAGGTATCGATCATATCTTTTGTATAACTATGAACGATGCTTTTGTATGTAATGCATGGGCCGATAAGAATGACCTTTCAGAGATAATTGTTCTTCCAGACGGAAGCGGCAAATTTACGGAAGGCATGCAAATGGTAGTAGACAAAGATAATATAGGATTTGGACGACGATCATGGAGATACGCAGCTGTTGTAGATAATGGTAGCATCACAGATTGGTTCATTGAAGAGGGCAAGCAGGATAATCATACTGAAGACCCCTACCTATATACAGCGCCTGCTTTTATACTTAATAAACTGCGAGAGGCCAATTAATTCTTGACAATATTTACTACTCCCAGTATAATACTACCATGAATAAAGAAAAAGTACTTATTATTACAATGGAAGAATGTGGTGAGCTTACCCGTGCTTGCTCTAAAATTTTGCGGCATGGGTATGTTCAGCAGAAGCACATCAACAATCTACACGAAGAATTAGGAGATGTAGTCGCAATGACACGTCTAGTACAAGAAATGTTCGGTATAGATGATGATGTACTTGAATTGCACGTATGGAATCGAAACCTAAAAATGAAGGGTACAGAATACAAATGAATCTATTCAATTTAGATACAAATCTAGATGTATGTGCAGAATATCACGTAGACAAGCACGTCAACAAGATGATACTGGAAGCAGCACAAATTTGTTGCACTGTTATCTGGGTAGACGTGCTTCTAGGATTTGTACCACGCGCTCTTGAGAAAGATGAAGCAGCAGTACTAAATGAGTACAAAAAAGTTGAAAAGCCTCTCAAACCGGAAGAGCGTAAACTTACGCCTTACTTAGGTATGATGTACAACCACCCTAGTACAATCTGGGCAAGATCATCCCTAGATAACTACGAGTGGACTTTCTGTTATGCTCACGCACTCGCAGAAGAATACAGGTACAGGTATGGAAAAGAGCACAAATCTTTCTGGCAGGTTGTTAACAAACTACCTGACCCAACACGACTTGAGAGGGTGGGGCTTACACCCTTTGCAATGGCAATGCCCGATGTACTCAAGGACGAGACTGACCCTATTCAGTCTTATCGTAATTACTATATGCTTGACAAGGCTACTTTTGCCAGTTGGACAGGCAGAGACAAACCCTCTTGGTGGGACGAGGATTTGGCAGACTACGAGCAACGGATAACTAGACAATGAGTTTAGTAGAACAGGCGAAAAAGTTACTGGAAGATGAAGTATTTGATTTTGAAATACTAGGATTTATTTCTAGTAGTGGAAAAATATATAAATTAAAAACAGACACAAAGGTACTGTCTGCTCTTTTTGAAATGCTTTCAGAGGACTTTGTAGATAAACTAAGTAATGGACATGAAGTAGTGCAGCCTGAGAAGCAAAACTACTACCCAGACTTTACTATAAAGACTCCCGAAGGCAATATAGCGATAGACGTAAAGACTACTTATAAACAAAGAACCAACGGGTTCACATTAGGTAGTTATACTTCTTTTATAAGAAGCAATACAAAAAACATTGTATACCCCTATGATACATATACTAAACATTATGTATTAGGATTTATATACGAGCGTGACCCTAGTGGTAGTACTCCGTATAAGAATGTAGACGTGTTTTTTCAAGAGAAATGGAAGATTGCAGGTAAACGCCCTGGATCTGGAAATACAAAAAATATAGGAAGTATAAAAGGAAACATAGACACTTTTATAAATCCTGAGCCAGTTTTTAACTCTCATGAAGAGTTCGAAGATTATTGGAGAAACTATGAGTAATGTTAATTTAGTAGGGCTAACAAAGCCTAGCGGTATTACAGGGTGTAACACAGCAGAAGATTTAGTAGCATATGCTGCACGAGTAAGTAACCCAGACAATCAAAACCACCCAGAAAGCGCACCACGACTGCTTAAATATCTTATTAAGCATGGACATTGGTCTCCTTTCGAGATGGTAAATATTACTATGGAGATTCGCACAACTCGAGATATTGCTCGACAAATTCTGCGACACCGTAGTTTTAGCTTTCAAGAGTTTAGTCAGCGCTATGCTGTAGTAGAGGATTTCTACTACCGTGAAGCACGTCTGCAAGACGCTAAGAATCGGCAGAATAGTATTGAGCTAGAAGGTATTGAAGAGTTTGGTAAGGGAGGCAATAAGACCCCCAACGAACGACTTTATGAAGACTGGAATATGAAACAGGCAAAGGTACTAGATGCTTCAAAGAAAGCCTATAAATGGGCTCTTGATAATGGTATTGCTAAAGAGCAGGCACGAGCTGTGCTGCCTGAAGGCAACGCAGTGTCTACGCTATATATGGCGGGGAACTTACGATCTTGGATTCACTATTGTGAATTGCGGCGGGGTCATGGCACTCAGAAAGAACATATGGTAGTAGCAGACCAGTGCTGGGAAATTATAAGACAGCATTTCCCTAGTGTAGCAGAGGCTGTGGAATGAGCGGAATAAAAACACATGACCCAGTAAATAGTCCTTTACATTACAAGCGTGAGGGCATAGAATGTATTGATGCGATGATGCAGACCGCAGCGTCTGAAGACGCATTTCAAGAATACTGTCGCCTTAACGCTTTTAAATATTTATGGCGTTGCCATAATA